TTAGACGCAAAAGCCGACTGAAGGAACGGGAATTAAAACCTCTCATTTCTTTAGGAGAAAACCAATGTCCAAAGTCGTTTATCGCGGTGTTGAGTATGATACTGAGAAGCGTATCTCTTATCAACAACAGATGATGCAACAACCCCAACAGTATAACGAAAACTATCGTGGTGTTCGTTTTGTAAAGGAGGGACATAAGTGATTCAGAAACTCAACTTCCTACAACTTATTAAAGAACAAAAACAAAAAGAAAATCGTCGTCATCAAGCACAACTAGCACAACTTGTTGGAGCAAAGTAATGGCACAAATTGTCCTTTCCATATCAGCTGGAATTGTTCTAACTACAATGTTACTATCCTTTTATATTCAGTGGCTTTATAAGTGATGGATTACCATTATCATCATGATGATATGGATAAGGATAGTAGACCACCCGCTTGTTATCAACTAACTTATAGGGGATGCAAGTATTGGTCTTGTTATCGTATACATTTAAGAGAATGGTTTGAAAAGATGATGTCTTTTCAGCCAATATTTAACAGGAAGGGTTGATCCCTTCCTTTTTTTGTGTTAAAATTAATAGAGAACACTTATGGTTATGGATAAAGAAAAACTCAAATTGATTGTAAAGAATCTGGAGTCTCTGGTAGAATGTCTCAAGTCTGAAGTATATTCGGATCCAGATTCTTACAGACAAGTAAGAGAAAATACAAATCACATCTCAGATTACGATGAGGTGTTTGATGACGACGGCTACCCAGATTGAGGAATTAAATGACTGTACGACTTATTTCTATTACCCCTGACGCAGAAAAGACCATGGCGTACATTGCCAGGGTCTCTAACCCCGCTAATCAAGAGAACGAGAACTATGCTCGTCTTCTTGCTTACTGCATCAAACACAACCACTGGAGTGTGTTTGAACAAGCTACAATGACTCTGGAAATTGAAACAACTCGCGGTATCGCAGCCCAGATTTTGCGTCATCGTTCATTCACTTTCCAAGAGTTTTCTCAACGATATGCTGATTCTTCCTTACTTGCGGAGACGATTCCAGTCCCAGAACTTCGTCGTCAAGATACCAAAAATCGTCAGAACTCTGTTGATGACTTGGATCCTGAGTTTGTAGAATTAGCTAATAAACAGATTGAAACCCACTTTGCTCAAGGTATGAGTCTTTATCAACACCTTCTTGATAGTGGTGTTGCAAAGGAATGTGCTCGTTTTATTCTCCCTCTTGCAACTCCAACTCGTATCTATATGACCGGTTCTTGCCGTTCTTGGATTCATTATATCAATCTCCGTTCCGCAAATGGAACTCAAAAAGAACACATGGATATCGCTCTTGATTGTAAGAGAGTGTTTACCGAACAATTCCCTTCAGTTGCAGAAGCTCTGGAGTGGTGATATATACCAATGTCGTCTAAGGAGATAACATGTACTACCAAACTAAAGCCGTATCAAAAGACGATGCTTGGACTACCTGCACAATCGTTGATACAACAGAAAACAATTATATTATAGAATATAATGAAGATGGTAAATTTTTGACAAAAGAAATTAGACCAGAAGAACTTCAAAAATTAGATTATTCAGAACTTGAAATCAGTCAATAAGATGTCCGTTTCTATTATAACTGCATGTAAAAACAGAGCTAAACCTTTGGCTATATCCATGGCTTCGTGGATGCAATTTGATGAGGTTGAAGAAATCATAGTAACTAATTGGAACTCTGATAAACCTATAGATCATCTAACTATATTGAGTGAAAAAGTAAAAATAATCAATGTAAAAGATGAACCTTACTTTAATCAACCTCAACCACTAAATTTAGCCGCATCTCTAGTTAAAACCGAACATCTTTTAAAATTAGATTGTGATCACATTCTAAATCCATATTTTAATTTTTTTGATCTACATCAACCAAATAATGATTCGTTTATATCTGGATCCAATAGTTTATTGAAAGGACTGGATTCTTATTTTTTACATCCCCTTTGGGGACTCTTATATGTAAACACTGAAATCTTTAGGAAAGTCGGTGGATATAACGAAAATATGGGTAAGTATTATGCAGTAGAAGATGACGAGTTAGCTGTAAGACTGATCTCATATGGTCTTAATCCAATATTGATAGACATTCAGAAATTAACAGCATTACATATTCCACATTCCAACAAAGATCGAGTAAAAAACTTTGAATCATTCGAAAGTATATCTAAAATTCTAAGTGAATTTGGTAAAGATTTCTTAGGAGATGATCTTTACACTTACATGGCAAAACTATGTAAAGATAAAAATCATAATGTTTATCCTACATCTGCTAGGATGATGGAAATCCTTGACTTACAAGAAAAAAACAAATATAGTAAAGAGGTAGAAATAGATGTGGAGTGGTATTCGGAACCAATCTATAAATGGGAAATAACCCAAGTAAATGATCAAATATATGAAGCGGTTAAAGTATGAGTGTTTCTATTATATCTGCATGTAAAAACAGAGGTGAGGCTTTAGCCGTATCCATAAGTTCATGGATTCAATTTGATGAAGTTGAAGAAATTATCGTCACGGATTGGAATTCCGATAAACCTGTATCGCATTTAACTCGATTGGATAGTAGGATTAAAGTTATTACCGTTCCATGGGAACCTTACTTCAATCAACCTCAACCACTAAACTTAGCTGCATCTCTAGTTAAGAGTGATTATATTTTAAAGTTGGATTCGGATACAGTTATGAATCCATATTACAACTTCTTTGATCACCATACCATTGACAATAATTCATTCTTGACTGGAACTGATGAGACATGGCACTTTACTCATGAAGAATTAGACCCAAAACATGTTTATCAAAAATACAAATATATAAAACCACTTTGGGGTACTATGTACATATCTAGAGAAAATTACTTCAAAGTTGGTGGATATAATGAAAATATGAATAAATTTGCTGCTTGGGAAGATACCGAAATATATGAAAGGTTACTAATTTTAGGCCTAGAACATATAAACATTAAATTTAACGAAAAAACCCTCTTCTCATTACCACATGAAACAAAAAAACGTGTGGAAAACTTTAAAGCGTATTGTGAAAACAAACATATAGAAGTTGCAATTAGAGATCACATTAAAAAATACAATAATATCGATAATGATAACGTTGTACACAGATTAATCCTAGAAAAACATAATAGAATCAATTACAAGAAATTTAAACTAAAAAAAGATAGTGACTATTATGTGGAACCTATAGTAAAATGGGACATACAACAAGACTCTGATCAACACTATACTGCATATAAAATTGCACAATAAATAAATCATATTGAAATTTATTACTTAAATGGCGACTTATCCTGTTATTAACAAGTCCACTGGAGAACAAAAAGAAGTGACGATGAGCGTTCACGAATGGTCTCAGTGGAAGATTGATAATCCAGATTGGGACAGAGATTGGAGCGATCCATCTACCTGTCCTAGTGCTGGTGAAGTAGGCGAGTGGAAAGACAAGCTCATATCCAGAAATCCAGGCTGGAATGATGTTCTTCACAAAGCCTCTAAAGCACCTGGTTCTAAAGTAAAGAAAATCTAATGCCAAGATCAAGAAAGACCTCTAACAGCAACATTGGAATTGGTATGAGCGCAAAGCAAATGCGTCGCAAAAAACCAATTAATTCGGATCTGATGGTGGATATTTCACCACTTACGGACAATCAACAGAAGTTTTTTGATGAGTATAAAAAAGGTAAAAATATTTTTGCCTATGGTGCTGCTGGTACAGGTAAAACTTTTGTAGGACTTTATCTTGCACTCAAGGATGTTCTAGATGAAAGAACTCTTTATGAGAAGGTTTACATTGTTCGTTCTCTTGTCTCCACTCGTGAGATTGGTTTTCTTCCTGGAGATCATGAAGACAAGGCTGCACTTTATCAGATTCCTTATAAGAACATGTGTAAGTACATGTTTGAACTTCCATCGGATGCAGACTTTGAAATGCTTTACGGAAATCTTAAAGCTCAAGAAACTATCTCATTCTGGTCCACATCATTCATTCGTGGCACTACACTAGATAATGCAATTGTTCTTGTTGATGAAATGCAAAACTTGAATTTCCATGAACTTGATAGTATAATTACACGTATCGGTGAAAATAGTAAGATTATGTTCTGTGGTGATGCCACTCAATCCGATCTTATTAAAACCCATGAAAAAAATGGGATTCTAGATTTTATGAAAATTATTCGTGCAATGGAATATGATTTTTCCACTGTAGAGTTTGGAGTTGATGATATTGTTCGTTCTGGACTTGTCAAAAACTATATTGTTACAAAGTTGGCTTTAGGTATGTAATGTTTGTTCATCTAGATTATTTAAAAGAAGAAGTTGATTTAGAAGCCCAAACCATTGAAGGGACACGTTTTTATCGTGTCCCTTCTGGTAGGTTGTATCCTTCCATCACTTCAGTTACCAGTTTTTATGGTAGACAAAAGTTTATTGAGTGGCGTAAGAGAGTTGGTGATGAAGAAGCCAATAAAATCACTAAAGTTGCTACAGAAAAAGGAACTAGATTTCATGATCTCGTTGAGAAGTATATGCTTAACGAGAATGTGGATGATTATAATCCCTTACCAACCACTAAGTTCCTATTTCTTGCAGCTAAACCATATCTAGATCGTATAAATAATATACATGCCTTAGAAAAGTCACTATACAGTGACTACTTGGGACTTGCGGGCAGAGTAGATTGCATCGCTGAGTACGAAGGAGAGCTCGCAGTTATTGACTTTAAGACTTCAAAGAAAATAAAACCTGAAGAATGGATTGAAAACTATTTTGTCCAGGAAACAGCATATGCTTGCATGTATTATGAAATGACTGGTATTCCAGTCAAAAAATTGATCACAATTATGGTCGCTGATAATGGAGAATGTTTTGTCTATGAAAAAAGAAACAAGGGTCACTATATTAAACTTCTTACCAAGTACATCCGAGAGTTCGTCGATCATCATACCGAAACCTATGCAGAACAACACTGAAGATGTAAATTCACTCATTAAAGAAAAATTTCTCTGTCAGTCTAAGTTTGCACAAGACATTGAACATCTTGTGATGAGTTCAAAAATCAATTATATTGAAGCCATCGTCACATATTGTGAAGAGAATGGTATTGAGTTTGAGTCTGTGTCTAAACTTATTTCAAAACCACTGAAAGAAAAACTAAAACACGAAGCAACTCAACTTAACTTCCTAAAGAAAACAAGTCGTGCTAAACTAGTATTCTGATGACGCCAATAGAGGTATACAAAACGTACCTGGCATTCAAGAATCATTTCACTAAACCAAACTACGATTACTTTCAATATTGTGGGAAGTCTAGAGCTTCTAAAGAATCGTTCAATAAAAGAAAAGATCGTTACTTTTTTGAACGTATGTCTCGTCAAAAATCTGATGACGAGATTCGTCAATATTTTTTGGCTAATTTTGTAGAATGTGACGATCCAGCTAAACTCTGGATCGGTGAAATTATTGAGTCGGGTGAACAAAACTATTCAAACTGGTTAAAAAGATCGCAGAGTCTTTCGTATCTCTTCAAAACGGAAGCCGAAGTCTTTCTTAATAGAGAAACCTTTGATTCTTTATTTGAGATCAAAGGTTCATCTCATCCAGAAATTCTTAAAAAGTATCTACAAAATGCAATATCCATAGAAACTTTTGCTATCATGGATATGATTCTAGACTTTACCAAAAAATTTGATAAAAAACTTATAGACCCAGTGTGGGAATCCGTCAGTTTACGCATCAAAAAATACAAATCTTTCCTAAATATTGATAAGGAAAAGTATATACAAACTCTAAAGGAAATTGTATTGTGATAGAAATTTTTGAATCCGAAGTGAATGAACTTAAAGAACTTCGGGATCTTCTTAGGGATTTCATAATTGATCATAATACAAGTATTAAATATAGTCATTATTACATACTGTTAGGCGATAAAACTTTTCTTGAAGTTCTCGAAGATACTTTTTATGAACCTCATTTAGATAAAGATCTAAAGAAAAAATATGTGAAATTGATGAAAGTTTTTCTGGCTAAATTGAAAAAAATGTATCATAAACTTTGTTTTCAAAGTGATCCAGAATCACTTGCACTGAGGACTATACTTGAGGAAGCTTTTATAAATTTGGGATTTTCCAAAAATAGTCATCAAAAGTTTATTAACTTAGAAAATACAGTAAATCGTATAAGTAAAAAGGAGACTGCACTGTGAGTGGATTTTTCCAATCCGAAATAGTAAGAGAAGCCATCAAAGAGATGGAAGAACTTCAACAAAAAATTATTGAGGATACCTTTAAAGCTCCCATCATGAATAGGGAACAGAAAAGGGATCATGTTGAACTAATGAGAACTTTCTTGGAAAAACAAAAGAATCTCTATTTCCGTCTTTCTCTTTCCGATGATCCAGAAGCACTTGAAATGAAAGAAAGAATTCAAGATGCTGCTAAGTTCTTGGGATTTGATGGAAATAATGTTAATGATTTATTTGCAGAGATGGAAAATACTCTGGATCGTTTAGATAAAATCGCAGACATGTAAGATGACGTATCACTACAAAATCACCTCTTCATATTGTTACCATAATGGTGAGATTGTAGATATGTTTTTTATAAATGGAATTCCATTTACATTTGATGATATTCCATTAATTATGCAAGAAGATCCATATATACAGGTAGAGGCAGAAAGTAATTTCGAATATACATCCGAAGACATGTATCGTTGGTCAAATTATTTGATCATGGAAGAATGTCACCCTCTTATGTTTGAACTTCAACTGGAGAACCCAGAGGAGCTCCCCAAAGACTAGGGCTTGACAACCCTTCTTCCTT